AATACAAAAATGTAAAGCAGACTATGTTAAATTTGCTACAGCAGGTGGACGTGGTATGCCAGAGCCAGACAGCTACTTTGGTAAAACACTTGCTAACTTTGAAAATAGTTTTACTATCAAACAAGGCAAAAAGTATATCAAGATTACACGTGATAATGGAGTTTGGGGTTTTATCGTTAACACAGACGATGACGCCAAGTTTAAGCGTGGTGATATACTCAAAGCGGCAGGATACAATGCGCCTGCTAGAAATGCTGCACGTGGTAATATTTTCCAAGATTACAGTGTAGCTTGGACTGGACCACACTACTTGAAGTGAGTACAGTATAATTAACAATAACATTTTTTAATAAAAGGAGATCAAGATGGGAATGAGCGGTTACGTAATGGATATTGAAGAAGCCTTTTGGGGTACAGTATCCAAAATCATTAAAGAATCCGAACATGTAAACGAAGCAATGATAAGAGCAGTTGATCTTAGCAAGCCAATGGTTCCATATATGAGTGTATCAGATATTGAAGATGGTGTTAGTGAAATGTGGAATGACTTTTGGAGCGAACATCAACAATGAACTTAATTGGCGTATGTGGTTTAATCGGCAGTGGTAAAGGTACCGTTGCCGATATTTTAGTACAAAATTTTCAATATGAAAAAATCAGTTTTGCTGATAAACTAAAAGATGGTGTCAGTGCAGTGTTTGGATGGGATCGTGACATGCTGGAAGGCGACACAGATCGTAGTCGGTTGTGGCGTGAACGTACTGATGAATTTTGGACTAAGGAAACAGGCGCAGAGGTAAGCCCAAGACTGATACTTCAGTTGTTTGGTACTGACTGTATGCGCAATGGATTTTATGATGGTATTTGGGTTAGTTTAGTCAAGCAACAAATATTAAACAATCCAGATAAAAAATATATTATACCAGATGTTAGATTTCCAAATGAAATGAAAGTTATAACAGAACTTGGTGGACACGTTTGGCAAGTCCGTAGAGGAGACATGCCACAGTGGTTTATTGATCGTCAACATTCAACAGGGTTTATTCCTCCAGATGTACACGAAAGTGAGTGGGCATGGGTAGATGTTGACAGTGCATTTGATGTTATTTTAACCAATAATGGCACACTACAAGAGCTTGAAAAAAGTGTTTTGAATACATTAAGTACGTAGTTATCCTCTTAACCGCCCTATATAAGTATGCTTCTGCTAAATACAAACAGTTACTAAAACACTGAAAGATTCAGAGGAGAATATATTATGGCTACTTTAGTTTCCCCAGGCGTTTCCGTAACAGTAGTAGATGAGAGTGCATACGCATCTCCAGGAACAGGTACAATCCCATTCATTGCGATTGCTACACGTTCCGACAAAACAGACCCTACTGGTACAGAAGCAGACGGAATTGCAAAGTACACGAAGTCAGTAAATGCTGGCCAAGTTGTACCTGTTACATCACAACGAGAACTGACACAGTTCTTTGGTGATGCGACATTCACCGCCGCAGAAGGCAGTGAAACAAGTGAGTACGGCTTATTAGCCGCTTACAGTTTTCTAGGACAAGGCGCACAAGCATATGTTGTTCGTGCTAACGTTGACCTAGCAGACTTAATCCACAGCGCAACAGCACCAACTGGCGCAGTTGCTGGTGGAACATATTGGTTAGATACCAATGCAAGTAAATACGGTGTACATGAGTGGAACGGCACAACATGGGGACTACAATCAGTCACAGTTGAAGTTGATGCAGCCGCAAGTGCCGCTGAAACTGCTGGTACATACACACCAAGTGCTACAGTGGTTAACGGCGACTATCTAGTTGCAGTATTGGTTGACCCAGGCGTAGAATTTGCTGTACACTATTTTAAAGGTGTAGGCGGTGCATGGGAAAAACTAGACAGTTCATCAACTGGTACAGTTTCATATGCAGCACACTATGATGCACCAACATCACCAACAACAGGTGATACATGGATCAAAACAACAACACCAGGCAATGGACTTAACTTAGCATTATATAGTGCAAGTGCAGCTGGCGTATTTGGTGCTGAAACAGTTGAAGGCGTAACTTCTGCTCAGGGCGGTAGTTCGTTTGTTAAGCAAGACGGTACATCAGTAGCAACAATTGCTACACTTACAAACAGTGATATTCAATTAGAATTGTTTGCAGCCGCAACTGGCGGATTTACAATCAACAATACAGCAAGTAATGCTTCAACACCAATTGTTGCTACAGTAAACGCACAAGACGCAGAACCAACAGGCGCACCTGCTAACGGTGCATTATGGTTCAACGATACACGCACAGACTTAGACGTATTAGTACGTGGCGGTAGTGCTTGGGAACGTGTTGCAGAAGCAAACATTCAATATGCTGTTACAGAACCAACACAAAACAAAGCTGGCGGTGCATTAACTGCAGGCGATATTTGGGTTGATACTGGTGCAGTAGAACGTTCACGTCCAGCATTATACCAGTGGAATGGCTCAGCGCATGTATTACATGACAATACAGACCAAACTACACAAGACGGTGTTGTATTTGCTGACTTTACTGACCAAACTCGTGTTGCTCTAGCAAGTGGTGCAATTACAGCAATTGCTGGTGCTCCAGATCATCAACTATACCCAACTGGTATGTTGGCAATCAACATGGGCATGAGTAAAAATACTGTACGTAGTTGGAACTCAACAGCCGGTGCATGGCGTAATGCCGCCGCTAACCACGCAGATGGTAGTGGAGCATTTGGTCGTTTAGCTCAACGTAAAGTTGTAACAACAGCTATGCAAGCCGCAGTATCAGGAAACGAAGACCTACGTGATCCAATGCGTAACTTTACACTATTAGCAGCACCTGGTTATCCAGAAATGACTGATGAGTTAGTTACACTAAACAGTGACCGTGGCGAAACAGGCTTTATCATTATTGATACACCAATGAGAAAAACACCAACACAAGCAACTGCTTGGGTACAAGGTGTTGGCGCAAGTGAAAATGGTGAAGATGGTCTTGTTACTAAAAATACATATAGTGCAGTTTACTATCCAGCAGGACGTTCAACAACTCCAGCCGGTGTAACTGTAACTGTTCCACCATCACACATGGCATTATATCAGTATGCATACAATGATAATATTTCTTATCAGTGGTTTGCTCCAGCTGGTTTAACACGTGGTGTGGTACAAAACGCAAGTGCCGTTGGGTACATTACAGCTGAAGAAGAATTTAAAGCAGTTGCATTGACTCAAGGACAGCGTGATGGTATGTATTCAAACAAAATGAATCCAATTGCAACATATCCTTCAGAGGGTGTTGTGTTTTGGGGACAGAAATCACTACACAGTACAACAAGTGCATTAGATCGTGTTAATGTAGCACGTTTGGTTGCGTTCTTGAGAGAGCGATTTGATGAAATCAGTCGTCCATTCTTGTTTGAACCAAACGATACACCAACACGTGCAAGAATTGCAGCTGTGTTTGAAGGCTTTATGAGCGACATCTTAACTAAGCGTGGTGTTACTGACTTTGCAGTAGTTTGTGACGAAAGTAATAACACAGCCGCACGTATTGACCGTAACGAATTGTATGTAGATATTGCGATTGCACCTACAAAGTCAACCGAATTTATTTACATTCCAATTAGAATTGTTAATACTGGTACACTTTCGTAAGATAATACCTTAGGATTTAAAAGACCGCCAATGGCGGTCTTTTTTTTGGCTAAAAGACATAAATATAGATAACAACAAAACTTTTTCATAAGAGGAGAAAAGACAATGGCTGTTTTAACAAATTTAAGTGTACCAACAACGGGCAATAGCGCACCTGGTACTATTATGCCTAAAATGCAATATCGCTTCCGTGTATCATTTGGTTTTGATACATCACAAGTGGTTACTAGCAATGTAATCAGTGTAACACGTCCGACACTAAGTCATGACGAGGTTACTTTGGATACATACAACTCACGTATCTACCTAGCAGGTAAGCATACATGGGAAGCTGTTTCAATTGTTATACGTGACGATGTAGCAAACAGTGTAATAACACAAATTGATAATCAAATGAGTAAACAAATTGATATGGTCAACCAAGCAAGTCCTAAAAGTGGCGGTGCTTATAAATTCCAGTGTGATATTGAAACACTAGACGGTGGCAACACAACTGCTACTGTTTTAGACAAATGGGAATTATATGGTTGCTATATTCAAAACGTAGCATATGGCGAAAGTAACTATGCAACTAGTGAAGCACAACAAATTACTGTTACACTACGTTATGATAACGCACAACACCTAGGTGGAACCACTGGACCAGATCTATTTACTGGTGGTAACGTTGGTAATACTACACTAGTAGCAGCTGCTAACGGTTAATAATAGGAAGTCGTAATTAGCCATGTCGATTCGTAATCACGCAACAGAGGCCTTCGGTACAGCAACTACCGAAGGTCTTCTGACTGGTGTACCTAGACAAAAATTTAATTTTACTCTTAGTATATCATTAGCTGACACTGGTAGTCCTATCGAGTTTACTCGTATACAGGACTTATCATTGCCAGGCTATAGCTTTGATACGCAAATCGTCAACCAATACAATCAAAAACGTGTTGTACAAACTAAACTTAATTATGGAACACTTGGTGTGACATTTTATGACACATTTGATAATAGTTTTCATGATATTTTAAAACGATATACTGCCAATTACTACAACAGTGGTAATGGTATTGGCTTGTTTACTGATTTTGGTGAAAACACAGACAGTCCAATCAACCCATTACACTCTACTACAAAAGGTCTAGATCCCACAGGCAACAGATATTTTGTACCAGAAATAATGATTACACAAAATGGAATGGATGGAACGTCACAATTTAGACAAACAAAACTTAAAAATTGTATGCTTACTCAAGCAAACGGCGATACACTAAATTACAGTGAAAGCGCACCTGTAGTATGGACTACAACCTGGCAACCTGAACACATACACGTTGTTGATATCCCCGCCACTCAAGCAACATAAATACTCATATGGCTAGAAACTATATACAGGGCAAATTTGAACCCGTCAATAAAGAAAAGTATCTTGGCAAACGTGTGCCGATATATCGCAGTGGATGGGAACTACAATTTATGCGTATGTGTGATAAGCATCCTAACATATTGGGTTGGGCCAGTGAAAGCCATAGAATTCCATACAGACATCCACTAACAGGAAAGGCAACCACATATGTGCCTGATTTCTTTATTGTGTATGAAGACATGAATGGAAAAAAACATGCAGAAATTATTGAAGTAAAACCTAGCTCACAAGTAATGGGAAATGCCAAAAGTAAACACGATCAAATGCATGCAGTTATTAATGAAGCAAAATGGAAAATTGCTAGACAGTGGGCTAACCAACAAGGGTTAGGGTTTCGTATAATTACAGAAAATGAATTGTTCAGAGCACCACAAGGTAGTAAATCCAAAAGGAAAAAAAGATGACAAAAAAATTAGAAGAAACATTCAACTTACCGTCAATGGATGAACCAATTGAAGTAGATGATACCAATTTAATTGAACCTGTTGCAGACAATATTGATGAGTTAAGTGCGGCACTTGCCCATGTAGACAAGATAGACCAAGCACTAACACCAGTTAAAAATTTAGAAGCATTAGACAAGGACATGGATAGTTATGCTGTGGATGCAATGGATGCATTTCAGACACTCATGGACTTGGGACAAAATGTTGAAGATAGACATGCAGCACCAGTTTTTGACAGTGCGGCTAAAATGATGGCAAATGCAATCACTGCTAAACAAGCAAAAATGGATAAAAAGTTAAAAGTTATTCAGATGCAAATGCAAAAGCAAAAATTAGATTTAGAAGAAAAGAAACTAGACTGGCAAATGACCAAAGCAAAAGGAACTGACGCAGATCCAACTGCTATTCAGGGCGATGGTGAAGTAATGATTGACAGAGCTGAAATTTTAAATAGTATTATGAGCGAACTTAATACGAACCAAAAATAAACAATTTTGCTAAATAGTAGCATACAGGAGTAATAAGATGAAGACATTGAACGATTATTTAATGGAAAGCGCAAAAACTTACGAGTTTCGCTTAAAAACATGCTGTGAGCTTTCCGATGACCAGCTTGATAGCC